GCTAGCCCTGCAGAGATTCGTGGCGCTCTCAGTATGTTGTTCGGTTCTGTGTCTCAAGTGAGCGCAGGTACCGGCGACACGCTGGTAAGCGGCATCCTCTAAACCTTCCTACGAAAGGAAGGCAGATGGCTAACATCACCATCAAGAGAAGCATCAAACGCCCGAAGCCTCAAACCCAGCGCCGGATCGGCCCAACAACGGTCCTCACACGTGCCCCCAGGAAACTGGAGCAGTGGGAGATCGATGCTTGGGACGCTCTTTCGCGTGGTTTTGGCGTTATTAACCGGTCTAACCGGCGGCGTTAGCCGTACCATTACTCTGGAGAACCAACATGCTTTCAACTGCTGAGATGGTGAACCAGCTGTTCAGGTCTGATCTGACCAATGCGGGGTGGGATGGTTCGGAGACTTTTTATCCGGGCCAGACCGCCGAGCAATACGTCAAGATGTCTTGTAGTAACTCCTTGTTGAAGAAATTTCACAACGATGAGATACATGAAGACCTTGATCTATTGGCTTTAGAGAAGTTCCTTATCTCTAATGCAACCTGCGCAATATATCCAGGACTCATACCGCGCGATACCTTCACAGAGTTTGTCATAGGGGAAACGAAGTCTATCCTCTATGATTTCTTCAATCCAGCCGCGGGTTTTGTTGCCGCTGCTAAAATTGATGATTTCATTCTGTGGCGTGATCGCGAACCTCTGCTCTTGAATCTTAGCGACATTTATCATCGCTGGGACTTCGGGCCTGGTTCAAACATCGACGTAAAAGGTACTGATAGATACACAAAGTACTTTAACTCGTCGCTGTGTGGTACAGACCAGTCTCTGTTTGTTCTTTACAAACACGCTGTTTCTTCGAATGCGCGCTATCAAGAAGCGGAATCACTCCGCCAAAGCGTTTACCCGTTCGAAACAGTGCTGGGCAGTCGTCTTAGTTTCGTTCCGAAGTCAATGAAGACTAGCAGAACTATCTGCACCGAACCACCTCTGAACATGCTTTTTCAGAAGGGCATTGGGAAGCTTATCGAGGAACC